TCAACCTATGCGAGGACATCCCGGCCGATTTGCAAAATAGACGGTCGTAAGCCGGCCGCGCCGGCCGACACCGTCGACCGCGACCTCGCGCCGCGTGACCGACCGGATATCCGGGTCGCGGATTCCAAGCCGATAGGCGCGACGGATGGCCTGACGCTCGCTGCAGCCGCGAGACGGACGATAATCGTAATCGTCATCGTCATATCTGCGATCACGCAGCTGCGGACCGTCCGGACCGATATACAGGTCGAATGACTGGGCTGACGAAGCAGAAGGTACAGCAGCCGCCGCGCCGCCCAAAATCAACCCGGCCGCGAAAAGCCTGCCGATGTTCATGACTTCTCCTCCATGCTCTCATTTGAGAGTTTGCTTAAACTCATATCTGAACGGCAGGGGAGCGGATTAGTTCCGCCCTTCCGCGTCTTTGAGCCGGGGAGGACGGACCAAGCGGCAGGACATCAGGGCGAGCGCTTCGGGAGAAATGAACCACGCCTCACCAGGCGCGCTCGCCAGTTCCGGAAGCCGTCGAGGGACGGCTCGACGTTGATGACTACTGTTGAGCGCCGCCCGGCGACGTTCCCTCGCCGCCTGAAGGCGCCTGCGTTTCCTGTCCGCCTGAAGGTGCCTGCGGCGCTTCAACGTTCGGCACGTTCACGTCGACGTCGGTATTTCCACCACCGCCGCTGCCGTCGAAGAGATCGCCGCCAAACAGGAACAAGGCTCCGACAACTAGCAGAATCACGATTACCGCAACGGCCCACCCACCGCCGCTGCCCCCTGTGTTGACTACTGTTGGTCCTCTGTCAGCCATTGGAGTTCTCCTTTAGGTTCTTTCCTCCAGGGAAAACCACTACAGCAGAATTAAGTTCCAGATCGAGAAATAAGGGTAGACAACGCCGATGACAGTTCTCGTCATAAAGTTTGGAGAATGGATCCGGCGCAGGAGCGACCGACGGCCAAAACCGTCTTGATCAAGTAACCAGCAGAAATCTACTCTAATGATCTTTCGAGTATGACCTTTGACAGTAACTCATTTAACGACGTTAGAATTCAGTGCACAAGACTCGGCGCTTCCACTGGCCTCTGGTGGCGGCTCGTGGTCAAAACGGCGAATAAGGAAAGGAGTGGCGGCTTCAGAGCTTTCACGCAAGAGCGAGAGCGAGGCCCTATGAGTGATAGAGCGCGCTCGAAAAATAAGAAAGCTCATCGAGTGGACGGGAGGGCGGCACTCCCTCGCAGATCCGGCAAGCCGTTTTGGTGAACCTTGCTCGCGCCCAGCGACAATATGCAGGATCGCACCGGCCAATGTCTCAGGAATAAACCGTAACCAATGTGTCCAGAATGGACCGGGAAGGATTGGTAGCGGAGGAGGGATTCGAACCCCCGACACAAGGATTATGATTCCTTTTGTAAGCCTTGATTTTCAGGCCCTCTACCTTCCATGTCGCGTCTGTGTCGCGTTCACCCCAGTAGCGCGTTCTCCGCAGCGGCCAGTTCGTCGGCATCGTCGCCACGCGGGAAAAGGTGACCGTAAGTGTCTGCGGTCATCGTGATTGAGGAATGCCCCATGCGCTCCTGCACGACTTTCAGTGGCAAGCCGAGCCCACCATCTGCCGGCCGGTTGATGAGCCACGAGGCATAGAAGTGCCGCAAGGAGTGCAGGCCGGTATACTTCGCCTTGAAGATCGGCTTCCCGTCCTTGTCCTTTTCCTCGGTTTTGAGGGAAACCCCGGCTGCCAGCATCGCCGGTACCAGCCCGCGATTGACAATGTTCGCATGGCTTTCCACCTTGCCGGAGCCATTGGCGAAAACGAGGTGCGAGGGCCTCGCATCCTCCCGGATCGGCTTGCCATCCTCGTTCTTTCCGATGACCGGCCGACTGTAGGCGAGTTTCCATTCCCTCAGGGCGTTGACTACGATCGGTGGAATAGGGATCGTCCGCTCGCCGGCCTCTGATTTCGGCGGTCCTATCTCTCCGAACTCATCTGCTCGTTGATGAATCCGGATTTCACGCCGCTCGAGATCCACATCCTGCCAGCGAAGCCCGCGGATCTCCGAGGACCGAAGGCCGGCGAAGATCGCCGTGAACAGCAGCGGCCTCCAGCGACCGGACAGAGCCGCAACAAGCGCCTTCACTTCGTCGCGGCTTGGAATATCCTCCCCGACCTTCAACCTGCCCTTCTGGCGCTTCTCAGACCGCCTGTCCTTGCCCTTGCGGCTCCGGCGCATGTCGCGCACCGGATTACGTGTTGCGAGCTTCCGTTCAATGGCGTCGGCAAAGATCGATCCAAGGGAGCCGAGAGCCTTCTTCACCATGGCGGCAGATCGGCCTTCGGCGCGAAGCGTGTCCTGAAACGCGCGTGCGTCCACCTTCGACAACAGCGTGTCGCCGATAAACGGTTCGATATGGAATTTCAGATGGCGTTTGCGCTGGTTGATCGTTGACCGCTCCAGGCCTTCCCCCTCACCCGTGGCAATCCAGAACTCGCCCGCCTTCTTGACCGTCACTGTGTCTCGATCGGCGACGTGCGTCCCTTCCCTCACCTCGACATCGGCCTTACTGGCGAAGGCGTCGGCTTCCTTCTTGAGCTTGAATGTTTTCAGCCGGCGTTTGCCTTTGATATCGACGTAATCGACCACCCAGGCGGATTTCTCGACGCCCTTCGGGGTGGTCCATGTGCGCTTGCGGACAGACACGGCTACTCGCCTTGCTTTTCACGAAATTGCGCCTTGAGTTTATCGAGCGCGGTTTTGTCCCCGGCCGCAGTATCAAGAATGGCTTGCCGGACGTCTTTCAACATCTGGCCGGTGACTCCCCGCAACTCCGCCTTCAATTCTTCCAAGTAAACTGACTGCTCCTTCAGTTCGCTGAAGCGCTTCTCGATGACGCTAAGTGTCTCCTCTTCGGAAACCGCGTTCTCATGACGTTCATTCAGGAGTTTCTGGAGAACGAAATTGTTTGCCCTAAGCTCCTCGCACATCGCTTTCGTCGCTGCCAGTTCTCCGGTCAACATGTCCCGATTGAGCTCCAGCTCACGTATGAGGTCATCGCGTTCCGCGATCTTCTTCAGCAGGTCTTCGAACTCAACATCCGAGGGTCCCAAAGTCCACTGAAGGCGCGCGACGATCTCGGCGTTCATTGACCGATTGTTCTTCTCAGCAGCATCCTTGAGGCGGTCCTTTAGCTCGGCCTGCATGCGCAAGCCGAAGGGCGCGATATTCGCGAGCAGTTCCTTTTGATTTTCGGACATGGCTTCAATCTGTAGCTAATGAGGTGTTGACACTCATCATTACAGTCTGTAGCTATAAACCGCAATGGTTACAGTCTGTAATCATTCAACACGGTTAACGGAGCATGAAATGGAAGCAGAAGGAACACTGGACCTGATCTGGGGTGTGGAAGCAATAGGGAAACTGATCGGTCGCAGCTACCAGCAGACCTACCACATGATCCAGAGCGGCAACCTGCCAATGGTGAAGCGCGTTGGCGAACGATATGTCGCGAGCCGCAGCAAGCTTATCGCGTTCTTCGTTGAGGACGCAGCATGAGCGCCCTCTCGATCGCACCAGTCACGATGTCGAGCCGCGAAATCGCAGAGCTGACTGGCAAGCGTCACCCGGACGTCAAGCGCGACATTGAGCGCATGATGATTGAGTTGAAGGAAGATGCGAGCAAATTTGCTCACATCTATCTCGACAGCATGAACCGCCAGCAGAGTGAGTATCACCTTGATCGCGAGCTGACGGAAACTCTGCTTCTCGGCTACAGCGCTCCGCTCCGTCGCAAAGTACTCGCTCGCCTGCGCGAACTGGAAGGTATCCTCGCAGACCCTGCTGCGGCGCTCAACGACCCTGCCACGCTCCGATCGATCCTTCTGCAGAACGTGGAGAAGGTGATCGCTCTCGAAGCGCAAGTGAGCGAACTTCGCCCTGCCCACGATGCGCTCCTGCGCATATCCACGGCAGACGGATCGCTTTGCATCACCGAGGCTGCAAAGGCACTTCAGATGCGGCCGAAAGACCTCTTTCAGTGGCTTCGGCAGAACGGCTGGATCTATCGGCGCCCGGGCGCCGCACATGATCTCGGATATCAGTCCAAGACGACGGCTGGTCTCCTCGAACACAAGGTAACGACCGTGCTTCGTGCCGACGGTTCGGAGAAGGTGACCGAACAGGTTCGGATAACGGCCAAGGGCCTGACAAAGCTCGCCAGTCTTATCAAGCCAGCTCTCGGGAGCGTCGCATGATCGTCTCTCGTGAAGCAAAAGGCCCGGCAGAGGCGGCAACCTCTCCGAGCCATGGTTCTACCAATCCCGAGAAGGATACGGAAATGAACGAGGTACACGCTATCACATCGGCTATCGCTGATCCAGCCCGTCGTGATCCGCTGGCTCCACGCGGTGCGATGTCCTTTGAAATCGATATGGCGAAGCTGCGCAAGATGAGCATGAAAGAGCTGCGAGATTTCCGCAGCGTGCTGCATTCCATGAGTGAAATCGCTGCGGCCTTCTCCTGCCAGACGCGCTTTTCGAGTGAGGATGGCGACAATTTCAACGATGCCGGCAATGCGCTTCAAGATCTCCTCGAGTTCGTGAGTAGATACGAGCAGGCCCTGATCAATGTCGCCAAGGCTGCGGAACCGACGGCCTCTCGTGATGTGGAATGGCGCGCCTGGACGATCCTGGGCTATGAGGCCGACTGCGCCGACCAGCTCGCGACATTCGCAGTGATCGCGTCTGAGGCTGTGAGGGACGAGGCAGAAGCCAGAACGCGTGAGCGCTACGGTATCAAGGCCGGAGGCGCGAAATGAACGACTTTTTCGCTCCAGCCCTTCCAGCAGAACGCGTGCTGTCCGACCGCTTCCGGGTGCATGCCGTTAAAGGCGACGGCATGTTTCCCCTCCTCCGGGGCGATAGGGATTACGTTCTCGTCGCGCCGATCGACACCTATCGTGGCGAGGGGATTTACCTCCTCGGCAACGGCGTCGGCGAGGATCTCTATCGGGTCTCATCTGCCTTGGACGGCAAGAGGGGCCTCAGGCTCTCGCGCGAGAATGAACGGTACCAGGAACACGTCGTCTCGATCGAGCAGTTCGAGTCCGGTGTTCTCGCGATCGTCGTCGCCGATATCAAGGTTCGCGACGAGCGGTTCTTGAGGGAGGCAGCGTAATGGTTGACCTCTCTCGCGACACCCCCCGGTGGCCCTCGCACGCGTATGCGCGTGAGGAGGTGCCGGCATGACCGTCATCAAGTTTCCGGAGAAGCACGACGTCACCACAGAGGACGCGTGGAAGACCTATGTCCAGCTTGCCACAAAGGCCAACGAGACCATGCGCTTCGAGGATGGCATCGCCGCCGGAAAGGCGTGGGGTCGCTTCGTCACCCGCTTCGTTCATGACCACACCCCGGGTGGGCCCGCCGCATGAAGCTGCCGTTTATCACCATCAACCTTGAAACGTGCGGGTTTGTCATCGAGCTCGAGCAGGAGGTCCTGGGGGCACTGCTCGTCTCAGGGCAACATGCTGCTGTTCGGGGCCTCGTGCGCGCCGAGCACTTCATCGAGCCAATCCATCGTCGGATCTTCGAGGTAATCGAGCTCACGGCCGAGCGCTACAATTCCTCTCGCGTGGACCTGGTAGCCAAGATGTTCCCGTCGGATGAGGTCAAGGCCTGGTCCGACGGGCTGAAGACGCCTCTCCAATCGTACTTGGCCGCTCTGGCCGCGAACACGGTGTATGGCGCCGGAGGCCTGAGTAAGGTCAGCGTTCCGAACCTTATCCAGCAATGGGCGAGGATATCCGTCGGCGTGGAAGCCGAGCGTGTCCGGTTGGCTTCCATCGACCCCGGGGTCGATCCTTCCGAATTGATCCGTTCTGCTACTCGGTCGCTCGACGATGTCGCTACGGGGCTCAGCAGCTTCGGCAGGGGGAAGACCCGCTTCTCCCTCTCTGAGGCTGCCGACGCGGCACTGGAGGAGGTGCAGGCCGCAATTGAACATGGCGGCGGTCTCACGGGGATCACCTGGGGGCTCACGGACGTGAACAACGCCACCGGCGGCATCCACCGCGGCGAGATGGTCGTTCTCGGCGCACGGCCGTCCATGGGCAAGACAGCGGTCGGTCTGGGCATTGGCATCAAGGCTGCACAGTCCGGCGCCGGCGTCGGGTTCATCTCGCTGGAAATGGGTTCTAACCGCCTTGCCATGCGAGCGCTGACTGACATCGCCTATGACTGGAACGTCAGGGTCCCGTACAGCGACCTGATCACTGGAAAGGTCGCAGAGAAGGACTTCGAAAGCATCTGCGAGGCGAAGCAGAAGCTCAACAGCCTACCGCTTTGGATAGAAGAGCAATCGGGCCTCTCGGTCTCAGATCTTCGCGTCAAGGTAGGCCGCATGCAGGACGTTGCGGACCAGTCTGGCAAGAAGATCGATCTGCTCATCGTCGACTACCTGCAGCTGATCGCTGCCTCGTCGCGATATTCGGGAAACAGGAACAACGAGGTCTCCGAGATATCCGCAGGCTTGCGCCAGATCGCGCGCGAGAACGATCTGGCGATGATCGCGCTATCCCAGTTGAGCAGGGGCATCGAAAGCCGAGAGGACAAGCGCCCAATGCTGTCCGACCTGCGGGACTCCGGTTCGCTTGAGCAGGATGCCGATACCGTCGTGTTCCTCTTCCGCGAGGCCTATTACCTCGAAAAAGCCAAAGGCAAGGATGCGGACGCTGAGATCGCCCGCGTCGACCGCCTGATTGAGTGCGAGAACAAACTCGAATTCATCATCGCGAAGCAGCGTAATGGAGCTGTCCGGACGATCGACCTCTTCGTCGATATTGCCTGCTCGGCGGTCAGAAACGCAGCGAGGTCCTTCTGATGGCCGGTATGTATAAGGTTAGAAATTGGGAGCAATTCCAACATTACAAGGACCGCAACCCGCCGTGGATCAAGCTCCACTTCGCTCTGCTGTCTAGCGAAGATTGGGTGACACTAGACGATGCTAGCAAGCTGCTAGCAGTCGTTTGCATGCTGATCGCGTCCCGCAATAACGGGATGGTGCCGAACAACCCTGCTTACCTGAAAAGGGTGGCGTACCTTGATCGGCTTCCAAAGCTCACGCCTTTGATTGACTGCGGTTTTCTCGAAAACGTGCAAGCGGATGATAGCGCTTTGCAAGCGCCTGATAGCGGTGCGCTAGCAGATGCTAGACCAGAGACAGAGACAGAGACAGAGGCAGATACAGAGGAGAAAGATCCTTTGTCCGAAACGAGTTCGGACGAGCAGCCGAGGAAGGCCCTTCAGAGGAAATACCCAGAGGACTTCGAAGCCTTCTGGAGCGACTACCCCCGCAGCCCGAACATGTCGAAGTCAAAAGCTTTGGCAGGCTGGAGGAAACTGACTGAAGCCGAGCGGGCCGCATGCCATCGAGCCGTGCCCGCGTACCGCGCCTTCCTTGCGTCCAAGGCCGATCATCCCACGATGCACGCCACGACATTCATCAATGAGCGAAGGTTCGAAGGCTTTGCCCCTGAACCTCCTAAGCGGGTCGATGAGACCGTCTGGCAGAAGCGCCTGACCTACGGACGAAGCAGGCGTGGGTGGTTTACGGGTCAGTGGGGGCCCGCGCCGGGCCAGGTCGGATGCACGGTTCCCGAACATCTCCTGAAACCCGACGACGGCGCCGGCTGGCGCGAACTGGAGAAAGCAGCGTAATGCCGAAAGACAAAGATTTCGAATTCACCGACGTCGACACGTTCGGACGCGGTGTGCGTCACGGCTTCATCATCGCCGTGTCGAACGGCAAGGGTGGCAAGAAGGCATGGGGCGATGAAATCTTCCAGACTTGGGAAGCTGCCCGCTCGACTGCATTGCAGTGTGTGCCGGGCCCGTTCGACATCGCCCCAGCACGGGAGGTCATCCACTTCGGCAAGAACCCGTCGTCGCATGCCTATCACCGATCTATCCTGTTCGGTGACAAGGACGATGCGAACCATCGCTGGTATGCGGTTCGCGTTTCCCCCGGGTATCAGCGCATGGCCAAGGCGATCGAGGGCCTGGCGGAGCTCCGCCGCGGCGAGAGTATCATCGAGCGTAATTTGCGCGACGCGAACATCGATGTGTTCATGCCGGCCTTCTGGAAGGAACTGCGGAAGCACCGTAGCCGAAAGCTCGTCGAGCGCCGCCTCCCACTGCTGGTAGGATACGCGTTCATCCGCCGCGACCCGGGCGCCGGCTTCGATCCTGTTCGAGAGGTCGACGGTGTCAGCAGCATCGTCTCCATCGGACGCGACGGCGGTCCGATCCCATTTTCGGAGGCAGACATCCAGACCCTTATGATCGCAGCCTTCGATAGAAACCAGGCGTATAAGTTCCAACGTGCGACAGCGCTAGAGACTGCTCGCCATGTGCGGCGACGGCAGCTGAACACCGAGCTCGGGCGCCTCCTGCCTCGTGGCCGCAGCCGGACCGTGTCACTGCGGTATCACGCCGATGCCTGCATCAACAGCCTGGATGATCGTCTGAAGGAAAGGGTTCTGGGGATTATCCAGATGATCGATGGCCTGGATAACGATGAGCATCTTGATGAATATCGCGAAGCAGTATAGTTATTTCACATCTCCTTGGGATGCCCGTTCGCGATCCACAGCCTTGCGCTCTGCTTCTGCCGGTCCCGCTTCAGTTGGCACTGTCGCCAACGCATTGGAGAGCTGCATCCAAAATTCTGTCGTAGAGCAGCTCGGTAGCTCGCCGAGCCTCGTAAGCTGGAGGTCGCAGGTTCGAACGACGCAACCTATCTCACGGGTAGTTGGTAGGAACCAGCGCCTGCGTATTCGGGTGCCCCTCTATCGATGTTCGATCAACTGCCAGGATGCTCATCACGAGAAAGATGAGGACGAGTATTAGTGCCATAAATGCGATGCCTGCCTTATCCATCCCCCATCACGATCTTTGAATGCGAGCAAAGCAAGGCGGTGAAGTCCTCAAAGGGGCCTCGCGCGAGTGGCGCACGGGTAGCGCTAAGCTCAGCGTCGTCCCATATAACAAGCCCCGCTGCCGCTCGAAGAAGCGTACCGAGCAGGCTACTCCCACGCAAAAAGGTCACCGTGTGCTACCGCGCCATTGTAACTGCGGCCTTCTCCGCCTCATCACCCCAGCGTCCTAGGCGAAGAAACCCGGCGCCGAGCCGGATGACTGCCGCCGCCATACGACATGGTCCGCCGCCTTTGTCTGCTTCTTTACGCAGATTGTTCCTTCGACGTGTGGTCAATTTTCCGAAATGACTATCTGAAAGAAAGCCATTAGCTTTAGTTCATCACTCCTTCGACCTGGCACGACTTTTGCACGATCACCCCCAAGGCGCATGGGTGTTGTGCATTCATGTGCCCCGAACGACCGGAGTATTTAAACAACAAAGGAAGCAAGATGGCACCCTCCAGAAAGAGTGTTCTTCGTCAAGCGGACCAGCGCACCGCTAAGGGGCTGTACCGCATCCGCTTCTATGAGAACTACGGGCATTCGCCAGCGTGGCAGTCGGTGCCACCGGAAATGGCTCACCTTGGGTTCGAGCCCCAGCCGGACCTTCCGCCGGAGTTCACGGATTCCTGCGTGGTAGCCATTGATGAAGACGGCAACGTCCTCGGCTTCATCGTCTACGACTGTGGCGAGAAGAGCTGGGATATCACGCTCTCCTACGTGGATCTCGAGAATCGACCGAAAAATATCCAGACCTCTCTTTTGACTGCCCTTGTCAACAAAGCCCAAGAGAAAGGCGTTCCTGTCAACTTCTTTACGCACGTCAACAACCTGGCCGCCCATAACCTTGGGGAGATGAGGATGCCCGAATACCTAGTCGAGCACTTCGATGCCAGCCCAGACGGCCTCAAGAGCATGCAAGCCTTCATCAACGAAAAGGCGGCCGAGGGATATGCGCTCCACCAGGCAATAGAGCGCAGCACGTATCAGTGGGTGCTGATCTTCAGGCGCATTGCAGCAGAATAAACACGGAAATCCGAATGGTCCGGATAGGCGGCTGCGGCCGTCGCTTTCAACATGAGGAGACGTCCATGGAAGACCGCGAAATTGAATATCGCGTGCGCCCCGTAACTCGGTTCATTGTGACACGCTTCGAAAGCGTAGGTCATCCGAACGGCAGAGAGAGCGGAGGTTGCGACAGCAAAGGCGAGTTCGACAACTTCGATACCGCTTATCAGGTTGGCTACGCACTGTGCCGTGATGAGCACCAGCGCCTCGGATGGCCGATCGGCGATCAGCGCATCAAGTATCCAGAGCCGCCGTCTCCTTCGGACGGAGCAGTAGCATCCGAGCCTCATCTTGTGCCGATGCCCGCAGCCTAAGCATGCGGCCAAAGTCCCCGTCAGCAATGGCGGGGTTTTTCTTTACACCCAATCAACCCAAGGAGAGTGCTGATGCGCACGATCAACGATCACAAGGTCAACCCGGCAAACGACCGGATCGAAATTCGCGTGGTGGACCAGCCCGGCGCGGGCGGTGCAAACCACGAATATGATGTTGTCATCGACAATGGCACCACGGGCCAAATTGCCCGCATCAGTTTCCAGAATGGCCCGATCGCCGAAGCTGGCGTCAACGGCCTGACGCAAGAGGTGCTGCTCGCCATCGTGGCTGACCGCCTCCGCTCCTTCCAAGCCGGTCAATACGCCTGCCGCGAGAACGCGCTCGCACTGACGAAGATCGAAGAGGCCATGCACTGGCTTCACAGCCGCACGCGCGCCCGCGTCTCTCGCGGCGTCGAAGGCACGCACAAGGTCTGACCGCGATGAGGTTCCGCAAGAAACCTGTCGTCATCGAAGCCATCCGCTATACTGGGGTGAACGTTCAATTACTGGCCAAATACGAGCAATTCGTTGGCCAGACGCTAGAGGTCCGCGACCGCGACAACGTGCTGTGCCTCGTCATTCCGACGCTTGAAGGCGAGATGACCGCCAGCCCCGGCGACTGGATCATCAAGGGCGTGGCCGGCGAGTTCTACCCCTGCAAGCCAGACATCTTCGCGGCAACCTACGATCCGGTCTAAAGCATGCCCGCTGCCAAGAAGCCCAGCAAGAAGCCTAAGCAGTCAGCAAAGGCCCGCAAGCCCCGTGCATCTCAATGGGGCCAGCCAACTCGCGATGCCATTCTCGGAAAGCTCTCCATCGGCAAGAGCCTGAGGGAAATCTGCTCTGCAAAGGGCATGCCTTCAGAAGGGACTGTAAGAGGGTGGGTTATTCAGGACGAGGACTTCGCCGCGCAGTACGCACATGCGCGCGAGGCCGGAATGGAAGCTCTTGGCGATGAGATCCTGCAGATCGCGGACAGCCAGGAAGGCGACATCATCAAGACGGAAGACGGTCGCGAGATTGTCAACCACGACGCCATTCAGCGGGCCAAGCTTCGCGTCGACACTCGCAAATGGATCATGAGCAAGATCGCTCCCAAGAAATACGGTGATCGGCTTGACCTCAATCACTCCGGAACCATCGATAGCCTTTCAGATGACGCCATCGATGCTCGCCTCCTTAAGCTCCTCGGAAAAGCTGGAACTGCTGCAGCTGTTGGAGGAGAAGGAGAGGCGGAAGAAGCAAAACCTGCTGGCGAGCTATAAGCCGTATTCAAAGCAGGTCGAATTTCATACGGCCGGCGCTACCTACCGTGAGCGGCTGTTCATGGCAGGTAACCAGCTCGGAAAGACGCTCTCGGGCGCGGCCGAGGCAGCGATGCACCTCACGGGCAGATATCCCGACTGGTGGCAAGGTCGTCGCTTCGACGGTTCGATCACGATGCTCGCCGGCTCCGAATCGTACGAGCTGACGCGCGACGGTGTTCAGCGCTTGCTGATCGGTCCGCCTCTCAACGAAGAGGATTGGGGCACTGGCTATATTCCGAAGGCCGCAATTCTTAACACCACGCGCCGGGCTGGCGTGTCTGGCACGCTCGATAGCGTCACGGTTCGGCATGTATCGGGTGGAGCATCAACGCTGCTCTTCAAGGGCTACGACCAGGGCCGCAGCAAGTGGCAGGCAAACACGGTTGATTACGTCTGGTTTGACGAAGAGCCGCCCGAGGACGTTTACCTAGAGGGCATCACCCGCACCAACGCGACGGGCGGCTCGGTTGCCGTCACCTTTACGCCTCTCAAGGGCATGAGCACGGTTGTTGCTCGCTTCATCATGCCGGGGGAAGATCCTGGCGCGGTGTATCGCACCGTCACAACGATGACGATCGACGATGCGGAGCATTACAGCGCAGAGGAGCGGGCTCGCATCATCGCGAGCTATCCGGCGCATGAGCGGGAAGCGAGAACAAGAGGCGTCCCATCGCTCGGCTCGGGTCGCATCTTCCCGATTGCGGAAGAGAGCATCAAGGTCGACCCGTTCGAGATCCCGAAGCATTGGGTTCAGATCGGAGGGCTTGATTTCGGATGGGATCACCCGACAGCAGGCGCTGGGCTGGCATGGGACCGCGATGCAGACGTGGTCTACGTCACAAAGGTTTACCGGCAGAGCCATGCAACCCCAATCGTTCACGCCGCCGCGCTGAAGGCCTGGGGCATCTGGCTTCCGTGGTCTTGGCCGCACGACGGCAACAACGACATGGCAGCCGGTCCTAATCTCGCGTCGCAGTACAGGGCGCAGGGCATGAACCTGCTGCCGGAGAGAGCGACGTTTGAGGACGGCAGCAATAGCGTTGAGGCGGGTCTTATGGAAATGCTCGACCGGATGATCACCGGGCGTTTCAAGGTCTTCTCGACCTGCCCCGAGTGGTTCGAAGAGTTCCGGCTCTACCACCGGAAAGACGGCAAGGTCGTCAAGGAACGTGACGACGTGATTTCAGCGTCTCGCTACGCCCTGATGATGAAGCGGTTTGCCAGGGTCAAGGCCGACGCCGCCGCATGGAAGTTCTCGGAACGGAAGGTTATTTGATGGCTTGGACATGGCACTCGGTCGAAGCCAAGGGCGACCTGAATTGGCTCAACGAAGAGAACCAGGCAGTGCGCAGGTGCCGCATTGTCAATGTGGTCGGGAAGCCGCTTGACGTTGCCGTAGCCCGCAGGAAACTTGGCCTTGGCGTCGTTGGGGATACGATCCCGTACAGCACCGGTCTTGGGGGCTCCGTATAATGGCTGCGATGTCGACACAGCAGGTTGCGGCCCAGGTCTCGCAGCTCGTCAAGGACTGCGAGAATTACCGGGACGAGCTGTCCGTCGACCGCATCAAGGCGATGGAATATTACGACGGTACGATGAAGGACACGCCGGCCGATCCGAACCGGTCGAAGGTCGTCTCGCGTGATGTCCGGTCCTCGATCAAGAAGGTGCTGCCGTCTCTCATCCGCACGATCCTCGGCAATGACAAGGTCGTCGAATACCAGCCGGTCAATGAAGGCGACGAGGCGAGCGCCGAGCAGGCGACCGACTATGTGAATTACGTCGTGTTCCCCGAGAGCGACGGGTACGACGCTGTTCAGGACGCCGCGCACGACGCGCTGAAGCTGCGCAATGGCATCATCCGCTGGTGGTACGACAAGAAGCGGAAGGTGCAGGTCTCGAAGCATACGGGGCTTGATGAGCAGGCGTTGGTTCAGCTCGTCGCTGACGATGACGTGCAGGTCCTCGAGCAAGAGCAGTACGAGGAGCAGATCGACACGCCGCAGGGTCCACAGCCGGTCAAACTTTATAACGTCAAGATCCGGCGCGTCTCCGAATACGGCTGCACGAGGCTCGCCGCGGTACCGCTCGAAGAATTCCTGATCCATCCAGACGCCATCTCGATCGAGGACAGCCCGATCACCGGCTTGAAGAAGCGGCTGCGTCGCTCCGACCTGGTGGAAATGGGCTATGATCGTGACAAGGTCGACAGCTTCGCAGCGGCTGGTTCCGACAAGGAAGAGGACACGGAACAGTCGGCGCGTCGCCGTGAAGCCTTCGATGAGAACGACTCCATCGTCAAGGCGCTGCAGGAGGTCGATTACTACGAGCTCTACGTGAAGATCGACGCGGATGACGACGGCATTGCGGAACTGCGCCGCATGTGCTTCGCCGGCGGCCTGGCGGAGGTCAATCTCCTCGATGATGAGGAGTGGGATGAAGTTCCGTTCGCCGACCTGATCGTCGAGCGCCGGCCGCACCAGCGCGAAGGCAACTCGGTCACCGATGACATGGCCGAAATCCAGCGCGTCAAGACGGTACTGATGCGCCAGACGCTCGACAACCTCTATTGGCAGAACAATCAGCAGCCCATCGTGCAGGAAGGCACGATTGCCAACCCGGAAGCGGTGCTTAATCCGAAGTTCGGGCAGCCGATCCGAGTAAATCAAGGCATCGATGTGAGTTCGGCGGTCGGTTATAACATCGTCCCGTTCGTCGCGGAAAAGTCCTTCGCGATGCTGTCCTATCTCGACCAGGAAGCGTCCGACCGCACCGGCATTTCGGACGCTTCAAGCGGAATGGCCCCGGACGCACTGCAGAACATGACGGCCAAGGCCTCGGCGATGATCGAGGCGGCAGGCGTCGGCCAGACGGAATTGATGGTGCGCACCTTCGCCCAGGGCCTCAAGCGCGTGTTCCAGGGCCTGCTGAAGCTGGTTATCAAGCACCAGGACAAGCCGCGCACCGTGCGCCTCCGCAACACGTGGGTGACTTTCGATCCTCGCCAGTGGAATGCGGACATGGATGTCACGGTCAACACCGGCCTGGGCGCCGGCACGCGCGAACGCGACATGATGATGATGCAAGTCGTCGGGCAGCAGCAGGAGAAGCTGCTCGCGGCATACGGGCCCGTCGATAACCCGTTTGTGTCGATCGACAACATCTGGAATTCGGTCTCGCGCGGCGTTGAAGCGGCCGGCCTCAGGACCCCGGACCTGTATTTCACCAAGCCGACGCCGGAGCAGATCCAGCAGATGCAGAAGGCGCAGGCGAACAAGCCCAATCCAGAGATGGAGAAGGTCAAGATCAAGGCCCAGGCCGACCAGCAGAAGGCTCAGCTCGACGCCCAGCTTCAGCGCGAGAAGATGCAGCAGGAAGCGCAGCTCGAAAACCAGCGTATCAACCAGGAAACGGCGCTGAAACGCTACCAGATCGAGCAGGAGATACAGCTGAAGCGGCAGACGAGCGCCCTTCAGATGATCACGCGTGATCCGGTATCGAACGTGAACATCGGCGGAGATCCGGGCTGAGAAAGGTTTGAAGAATGTACACGATCATCATCGACAAGGATGAGCGCGCACTCAACAATTGGTACAACGAGAACATTCGTCGTTGCCGCATCGGCAAGGTCACGCCGAAGCCTCCGAAGCATTGGACGGGCAGCAAGCTTCTCGACGGTCTTAAGGGTCAGCCGATTTATCCGAGCTTTCCTTCCACGTCTCCGATGCCGAACACCTCGTACCCGCCTGCATGGTGGCAGAACCCTGTCGTCAGCGAGTGCTGATCATGAGGCAGGAAGACAAGACCGCAGCCGCCCGCGTGCTGCTCGACATGCCGCTCTTCCATCTCCTGATGGACGAGCTCGAAATGGCGGCAGTCAACGGCTGCGTCAACGCCAAGAACACAGATCATGACGCCCGCGCCGCCTTTGCGGCCGAAGTGCGGGCCATCCGAAATCTCAAAGGCAAGATCAAGTTCCTCGCCGAGGGACAATCCTCTGCCGATGGGAAGGGCGCCCCGGCATAGGGCCGCGGCCAAACCTAAAAGGCAAAGCCAGACATGACAGACGCAGCCACCAACTCGCCGTTCGTCGGCGAGAGTGATAGCGGTCGCCCCGCACTCACCATCGATGACGCAGCGAACCTCGACTTCGCCGAGTCCTCCGAGACCAACGAGCAGGAAGAGGAAGAGCAGCAATCGACGAATGCGACGGATGAGGCCTCTGAAGATGGCCAAGAGACCGACAATCCCGCAGCCGCTGGCGACGAGTCGAACGAGCCCGGAGAGGGCGACGAGACCAACGAAGCCGCGGACACGATCATTACCCTGAAAGGCGGTGAGCAGGTTCCTCTTGAGGAACTGAAGCAGGGCTATTTGCGGGAGAGTGACTACCGCCGGAAAACTCAGGAGCTCGGCAACAAGGGCCGAAATCTTGAGGCTATGACAACCCGCGTCGCCTCTACGGCGAACGCCATCGCAGAATTCCTGATCCAGCAGCTGCCGCAAGAGCCATCGCGAGCGTTGGCGATCCAGAACCCGAACGAGTACACGCGCGCAAAGGCCGTTTACGACTCGGCTCTGGAACAGGTTCAGCGCCTCATCGACATGAGCGCCGAGCCGAAGAACGTGGCAGGCGAGCTCAACAACGCCGTCACAGAGGAAACTCTTGCGGCCGAGAACGCCAAGCTGCTCGAAGCCTTCCCGCATCTCGTAAAGGACGATGCCCGAGAGAAGTTCTTTTCCGACGCCTTCAAAGTCGGCGAGGATCTCGGCTTCGGCCCGGATGAGATGCAGGGCTTTACGGACCACCGCTATTTCAAGGTCATGCACTACGCCATGCTCGGTCTTCAAGCCGAACAGGCGCGGGGCAAGGCTTTGAACAAGGTCAACAACGCCCCGCCGGCCACGCCGAAAGCAAAGCCGAACGGTGCTGTTAACCCGCAGGCCCGCAAGAATCAGGATGCGATGAAGAGGCTGTCGAAAACCGGGTCGATCAAGGACGCAATGTCGATCGACTTCGACTAACCCCATCTTCAAAGGATCAGAAACATGGCTGTTCTAGCGAACACCTTCACGACCGGCCAGGCTGTTGGCAATCGTGAAGAACTCTCCGACGTGGTGTCCCGCATCACGCCGGAAGACACCCCGATCTACTCGCTGATCGAGAAGGGCAAGTGCGTTTCCATTCACCCCGAGTGGGAAACGGACGAGCTCGCGGCTCCCGGCGAGAACATCCGCGAGGAAGGTGAAGACTACACCTTCGGCGCCATCACTCCGCCGGCGCGCCTGGGCAACTATACGCAGATCATGCGCAAGGACTGGATCATCTCGGCCACGCAGGAAGTCGTCTCCGAGGCCGGCAACGTCCAGAAGCGGAAGTACCAGAAGCTGAAGAAGGGCGTCGAGATCCGCAAGGATGTTGAATATGCCCTCGTCGACACGAACGCTTCTGTGGCTGGCGCAACGCGTGAGTTCGGCTCGCTCAACACGTGGATCACCTCCAACGTGTCGCGTGGCGCTGGTGGCTCGAACGGCGGCTTCAACTCCGGTACCGGCCTGACCGTTGCTCCGACGAACGGCACGCAGCGCGCATTCACCAAGGCCATTCTGGATTCGGTGATGCAGCAGGGCTACCAGAGCGGCGCCAACTACCGGCACGTTTCGGCCTCGCCCTACGTCAAGAGCGTGTTTGTCACCTTCATGTCGGACGCCAACGTGGCCCCGTTCCGCTATGCCGTCTCCAAGGGCGGTGAGCGCAACACCATCATTGCCACCGCGGATTATTACGAGGGCCCCTTCGGTACCGTGATGATCCACCCGAACCGCGTTCAGGCCGGCAGCGCTGGCCTCGCACGCAATGCCTTCTTCCTCGATCCCGACATGCTGTCCTTCCTTTGGCTCCGCAAGATCCAGGAAGACAAGGACGTCGCGAAGACGGGCGATGCCGACAAGGGCGTCATCATCGGTGAAGGCACCCTCAAGGTTCACAACGAGAAGGGCCTCGGCGTTGCCGCCGATCTCTTCGGCCTCACGGCTGCAAGCTAAGGAGAACGCTGATGCAACCTCTCAAGCCAATCTCCGCAACGGCAGCAACGCTTGCGCTCACGCTTGCCACCCATGCAAGCACGACAGTCGTCGCCAACCGGGCCGCCGGCATCACCATGACGCTCCCGGCCGCCACTGGCACGGGCGCGAAGTACAAAGTCGTCGTCGGTACGACCGTCACCAGCAACAACCTGATCATTCAGGTTGCCAACGCGACGGACGTGATGACCGGCGCGGCGTCGCTCGCTCAGGATGCGGCCGACACTGGCGTCACCTTCGAAACAGCAGCCGACAGCGACACGATCACCATGAACGGGTCGACCAAGGGCGGCATCAAGGGGGACATCATCGAGCTCGAGGATATCGCCTCGGGCCTGTGGAGCGTCTGCATTGCCGGCACGGGCACGGGTACGGAAGCAACGCCGTTCTCGGCCGCCGTCTCGTAAGCGATCAACCATCAACACCCATGAGGGGCGGGCTTCGGTCCGCCCTTTCCCTTTGATCAGGAGATACGAACATGGCAGACACCAAATCGAGCACCGCCGCTCAGCAGGACGCCGAAAAGAAAGCCCTTGCGGCCGAACAGCAGTCCACATCCGCAGCCGGCGAACAGCCGTCCTCGGCCGGACAGGAGCCTGCATCGCAGGCTGAACAGGCCGACCCCGTTTTGCAGAAGGCGATGGCTCGCTTTCTGGGAACGCCCATCAAGCTGCTCTACGACACCTGGGCAGACGACGAAAAGCGCATTCCGGCAGGCACCGTTCTGGAAGTACCGGTTTCGATCGCCAAACAGTTGATCGATGCTGGAAAGGCCGAACGCGCCGATCCTCTCCCCGGAGACGACGAATGATCATTCGTGACGGGAGCTGGACGCTCTACGACCACGACATGATGACGGGCCGATCGGTCTGGCATTTTTTCGACGGGGAGAAGGACGTTTTCCGCGTCGACTACCCCGTCGACAACCTGATCAGCCAGAATCAGGACGTGCGCAACAGCGCCGAGAAAGCTTGGCGCGGTGATTGGCATCGCGTTGCCTCGGTACCGCTCAACATCGCCTACGACTCCGGCCTCGTGCAGGCGCATTCGGAAGGCAACGACAAGTTCGTCAAGAGCTTCCTCAACAGCAGCGACAATCGCGCCTGGCGCACGAAAAGCGGCAATCTCTGATGGCAAAATCAAGCAGGAAATGCGGCTTCTCCGGCTGTGAGAAGAAGCACTACGCACTGGGCTATTGCTCCGCACATCACACGAAACTGAGACGCCATGGGACGCCGGAGGGTGTTCGGCCGACGCATCACGGCGAACCGATGGCTTTTCTCCTCGATGCCCTTCACGCCAATTCTCGAGACTGCATAATCTGGCCGTTCTCTCGGTCTGACAAGGGATACGCTCGCATCAGCGTCAAGAAGGACGGGCGCCGGAGGATGGCACTTGCGAGCAACGTCATTTGCGAGTTGGTGCACGGCGCCGCACCGACACCTGATCACGAAGCTGCGCATTCGTGCGGGAATGGTCATCTTGCCTGTGTGCATCCCGACCACGTGAGATGGAAGACGCACGCCGAGAACATGGCTGAAATGATGGAGCACGGTCGCTCGACGCGAGGCGAGAAGCACGCTTTGGCGAAAATTTCAGAAGACACCGTTCGATCTATCCGCAGGGAATTCCCCGCCGTCACAAAGCGCCAACTCAGCCTGAAATACAAGATCAGTCCGACCCACGTTAGCCGCATCATCAATGGCGAGCGCTGGGCCCATGTTGCTTGAGAGGGCACCTATGAGCGTCGAATACAGCCGCGTCAAAGACCAGGTGCGCGCCATCGAAAGCGCGCGCCCGGCGGTCGACGTCGATCCCGAAGGCCACAAGGAAGCGAATGAGCGCATTACGCAGCTCATCGATCGCTCGCGGCTGTTTGCTGACGCTGAGAGAGCCCGGAGGGTTCCGCTATGACCATTTCCGACTATGCGTCGCTGATCGTCGACGCGGGCGAGTATTCGGGCAACGACAAATTCGTGCACGTCGCCCCGCGGTTGCTCGGTCTGGCGGAGCTGAAGCTGAACCGCGGCCTTCGAGTCGCGGACATGGAGTCCTCGGCGACGCTCACGCTCTCGAACGGGAACGCGAGCCTGCCGGCCGATTTTCTTGAAGCGCGCGAGGTCAAGACATCGGCCAATGTCCCGATCCGGGCCGTATCGCTGCAGCAGTTGACGTCGAGCTATGCCGGCAATAGCGGCACGCCGGCGGGATATGCCATCGTCGGCTCGACGCTCAAGGCGCGGCCGATATCTGACCAGGCGCTGACGCTCTCCTATTACGCGAAAATCCCGGCCTTGACCCCGGCCGCGCCGACCAACTGGCTGCTGACCAAGGCGGCCGACGTCTACCTCTTCGCGCTGGTCAACGAAATTGCCATTTGGGCGAAGGATGTGGCCGCCGCAGCAGCCGCGCAGCAACTGCTGATGCTGGCGCTCTCCGGTATCAATATCGGCGATGAGCGGGCCCGCTGGGGCAATGCGCAAGTCGTCGTCGGAGGTCTCACCCCATGACCCTGCTTTCCGCCATCAATCAGGCTTGCGACGTCGTGGCGCTGTCCCAGTTCGAGAACGTCTACGGTAGCTCTGAGCCAAATGCTCAGACCATGGTTGCGCTCGCCCAGGAAGCCGGCGACGAAATTGCCCGCCGCGTGGATTGGCAGAAGCTGCTAAAATCCCTGACCGTCACGGCCTCGCCCGAAAACTTCCCGAGCAATTTCCAGCGCCTTGTTCCTGGCGGGGCTGTCCGCACCTCTGCCGGCGTGTTCGTGCGTCCTGTGAGCAACAGCGGGCAATGGGCCGTCATTGTCGGCGTACCATCCACCACGGCCTATTTCTTCATGAAGGGAGGGCAGTTCCTGTTCTCGCCTGCATCCGCCGCGGTGAGCGCCGTGATCGACTATGTGTCGAAGAACTGGATCTTGAACGATCCCGCCGGCGAGGCATCCACTTGGGCGGCCGACGACGATACGACGCTGTTTCCCGAGCGACTCGTGGTCAAGGGGATCATCTGGCGCTGGAAGCGTCAAAAGGGCCTCGCCTTCGAGGATAACCTCGCCGAGTTCGAAGCCGACCTCGAGCAGGAAATCAACGCCGACAGGGGTGCAGCATGAGAATTCAGCCCCGGGCCGGCCGCATAGGGCAATCCAATCGCGGGCCGGTCTCGATCGGCCGGCAACAGAGTTCGCAGCCGATCACCTTCCCGGCGCCGAAGGGAGGGCTGGTGACCGCGGTGGACATGGCATCGCAGCAACCGGGCGCGGCAACGGTTCTCCGCAACTTCCTTCCGACGCTGACGGGCTGCAAGATCCGTGGCGGATCGCAGAAGAAGGGCCTGGCGGCGGGCGGCGGCGATGTAAAGAGCGCGTTCAAATACAAATACGGCTCGAATGAAAAGCTGTTCATGGCGACGGCGACGGGCATTTTCAATATGACCTCGCCGGCCGCGCCCCCGACCACCACGGCGGCCGATGTTTCAGGCCTGAACGGCGGCGACTGGTGCGCGTTCCAGCATACGAATGCCGGCACGTCCTGGCTTGTTTGTGTGAACGGTGCTGACGACAGGCGGCTGTACAACGGCACAACCTGGTCGACGACCGCCATCACCTTCACCGACGGCACGACCATGCCGCAGCTGAATTACGGCTGGCTGTTTAAAAACCGAGAATTCTTCCTGAAGAACGGCACCCTGGACGCCTATTACCTGGCCACCAACGCTGTTAGTGGCGCCGCTTCGCTGTTCCCACTCGGCGGTGTGATGAAGAAGGGCGGCTCACTGCTAACCGGCTTCTCCTGGTCGCTGGAAAGTGGCGACGGTCTCAATGACATGTGCGTATTCGTCTCGACCGAGGGCGAGATTGCCGTCTATGCCGGCTCCGACCCGTCGAGCGCTTCGGATTTCGCGCTGAAGGGCGTCTATCAGATCGGCAAACCGCTAGGGAAGAACGCATGGATCAGGGCAGGCGGCGACATCCTCATTGCCACCACGGACGGCCTGACGCCGATGTCTCAGGTGTTCCAGCGTGACCGGCAGGCTCTCTCGCTCGTTTCGGTCTCGCGACCGATCGAGGACGACTGGCGCAGGGCAGCCAACGCCACCGGGACCGGCTGGACCCTGAAGCAGTGGCCTGAGCAGAACCTCGTCTTCGTGGCCTTTCCTGAAAACACCGTGGTCACCGATACGACCTTCGTCTTGAACGTGCTCACCGGCCGCTGGTCGACGATCAGCAATTGGCAGGCGCTCTGCTATGAAACCCTGCAAGGTGGTCTCTTCTTCGGCTCCTTCGACGGCTATGTCTGGCAAGGCGACACGACCGGGACCGATGCAGGCCTGACCTTCTCGGCCACCTATCTCTCGCAGTTCTCGCCGGCCGGCCAGTTCGGGCAGCGGGCAAACGCGACGCTCGCGCATATGTATTTCAGGGCAAAATCAAGCCCGAAGGTGCGGCTATTCGCCCGCGCCGACTACGACAAATCAACGCCGACGTTCAATTCGGTCACCGAGGGCGACGCGACGTCATCCGAATGGGACGTCGGACTTTGGGACGTGGCGATCTGGGATGGCGTATCCGAGCTCGTTCGCTACGACTTCCGGCAGAATGTCCGGGCGGCCGGCGACATGATCGCGGTCGGCTGCGTGATAACCTCGGGCGGCGATTTCAAGCTCGATCTCGAGGTCGATCTAGCCACGGTTCAAGTGTCGATCGGGGAGGCGAGCGCCTGATGTTGCCGAGCGATCCCGCAGAAGTCCGCTCGGCTTTCCTGCGCTGGACGCGCGGCGACGAGGCGGCGGCCGACTTCCTCGCCGAGATAGCCGCGATTGCCCGCCTGGCAGACGACATCGTCGATGAGGGCGAGAACCGGCAGCGCAATGTCTGCTGGCTCCTGGTTCGGACCATGACGCGGCTGCCGGTGAATCCTTTTTTCATCCGCCATGCCCAGGCCCTGGCGCCGCTGATCAACGGCGTCATCGTGCAATGGCAGCTGAGCGACGAATGGCGCTCCTCTCGGGACGCCCTGAAACGGCAATTCGGATTCGTGATGCGCGAGGCCGTCGGCTCGATCGTCACCGCGGTCGCGGCCATCTGCGGCGGCTACGACCACGCCAAGACCACCACGGAAGACTTTTTCGAACTCTGTCATGCCGGCTCGCGAGAGACCGTCGAAGACTGGATGAAGGATTGACACATGGGCCTTTACCCTGATGCGCCAGATGCGCCGGACCCGCAGCAAACGGCCTCGGCACAGACCGCAACGAACATCGGCACGTCGGTTGCCAACAACGTCATGGGCAACGTCAATCAGGTGACGCCCGATGGCAACCTGACGTATACCTACACAACGCAGAAGTGGAAGGACCCGCTCAGCGGCAAGGAATATGACCTTCAGGTCCCGACCGCGACGCAGACGCTTTCCCCTGAGCAGCTGGCGATAAAAAACCAGACCGAGGGTGCCGAGCTGAACATGGCGACGCTCGCCAACACGCAGTCTGGCAAGCTCAACGATCTGCTCGGCAAGCCCATGGATATCTCCAAGGCGCCAGCCGCGGGCAACGCGGGCGCGATCGGCCTGCCGCAGTACCAGCAGTTCGCCGGCGGCCCGAAGCTGCAGTCCGGCCTTGCGAATTACGGCAATGTCACGGGTTCGGTCGCCAACGCCGGCAACATCCAGACCAACCTTGGCAATACAGGGCAGGTGCAAACCGGCCTTTCGAGCGCCGGCAACATCCAAAGCCAGATCGCCAATGCCGGCAACCTGCAGCGCTCGGTAGCGGATAGCGGCAATATCCAGACGTCGCTCGGCAATGCCGGCGACATCACCCGCAGCTATGAGACGGATTTCAGCTCCGATCGGCAGAGGGTCGAAGATGCGCTTATGCAGCGCATGAACCCGCAGCTCGATCGCGATCGCGCGGCGCTGGAAACGCGCCTCACCAATCAGGGCCTACAGCCGGGATCGGAAGCATATAACCGTGCGATCGACGAAGCGAACCGCTCGGCTTCGGATGCGCGCTTCGGCGCCATCCTGAACGCCGGACAAGAGCAGTCCCGCCTTGCCGGCCTCGCCAATCAGTCGGCGTCTTTCCAGAACTCCGCGCAGCAGCAGGCCTATAACCAGCAGCTTGGCTCGGGCCAGTTCGCCAACACCGCGCAGGCGCAGCAGTACGCCCAAAATGCGAACAACATGCAGATGGGCAATGCGGCCCAGCAGCAGCAGTTCGGCCAGAACCAGGCTCAGCAGCAGGCCAACAATGCGGCGCAGCAGCAGCAGTTCGGTCAGAACCTTGCGGGAGGCCAGTTCGCGAATCAGGCGCAGCAGCAGCAGTTCAATAACGCTCTCCAGTCCGGGCAGTTTGCGAACGCTGCCCAATCGCAGCAGCACGGCCAAAACCTCTCGGCGGCGCAGCTGGCCAACCAGGCGCAGCAGCAGAAGTTTTCCCAGGGGCTTGCCGGCGCTCAGTTCGGCAACGATGCCCTGCAGCAGATGTATCAGAACCAGAACACGTCGACGGCGGCGAACAACGCTCTGGCAGACCAGGGCTTCAACGCTCAGCAGTCGAAGTTCAACCTGCAGAACCAGCAGCGGGCCCAGTACCTGAACGAGCAGTACGCCCAGCGAAACCAGCCGATCAACGAAATCATCGGCCTGATGTCCGGAGCCCAGGTCAACAGCCCGAGCTTCGTCCCGACGCAGAGCAACCCCATGCCGACGGTCGATTATGCCGGCCTCGTGCAGCAGGACTATGCGAACAAAATGGGCGCTTACAACACGCAGCAGGCCAACATGCAGAGCATGTTCGGCGGCATGCTCGGATTCGGCGGCCAGCTCGCAAGCCTCTCGGACAAGAGAGCGAAGAAGGACATCAAGAAGGTCGGAGAGCTGAAAGGCCACGGGCTCTACGAATATTCCTATCGCGGCAAGCACAACGATGGGAAGCGACACATCGGCGTGATGGCGCAAGAGGTTGAGAAGAAGCGCCCCGACGCCGTCTCGCGCCGGCCTGATGGTCTCCGCCAAGTCAATTACGGAGCCCTCTTCAACGCAGGGAAGAGCAAATGAACGGATACGGCGGCTACCAGGGCGCAAGGCCCAACGAAACCCGGGAGCAGCTTGCGCAGCGGCTCCAGGCACAAATCATGGGGCAGCCTTTGCCGCAAAGCCTCGGCGGCGGCATGGGCATGCTCGGGGCAGGTTTGGCGGCTGGCTTCGCTAAACGCAATGCCGCATTCCCGACCGCCCCGGGTGGCGCGCAACCGTCGATGATGACCGGACTAGCCAATTTCTTCACCGGCGGCCGAAATGGAGGTCTTTACTGATGGCCTATTCCTTCCTGTTCGGCGGCAATACCAAAGAGACGCCGGAATCCATCAAGCGCAAACGTGAGTTGGCCATGGCGATCATGGGCGCCTCGCCCGCGCCGAAGAACATCGGCGAAGGCCTGAATGCGCTCGGCTCCGGTATCGTGGCCGGCGTCATGAACCGCAGGGCCAATAAGGCCGAAAGCGAAGGCCGAGCCGAAGCAGATGCGCTCTTCAGCGGTGGATTGAAGGGCCAACTCGCCGGAAGCATTATGGGGCTCGCCCCGAATGTCAGCGCCTCGGCATCAGCAGCAGGCGGGTCTGGTTCCTACCGCGACGCCATCGCCTCGATCGAGAGCAAGGGGAGCGGCGACTATTCGGCCATCGGCCCGACAAACGCGAAGCTCGGGCGACCGCTCGGCCGCTACCAGGTCATGGAGGCCAATATCGGCCCGTGGTCAAAGGAAGCGCTCGGGCGCGAAGTCTCGGTCGACGAGTTCCTGGCCAATCCGAAGATCCAGGATGCTGTCTTCGATCACAAGTTCAACGGCTATGTGCAGCAGTTCGGGCCGGAAGGCGCCGCGCAGGCTTGGTTTGCTGGCCCGGGCGGCGTCGGCAAGGTCGATCGAAAGGACGTTCTGGGGACTGACGTTGGCACCTACGGCAACAAGTTTATGGCCGCCCTTGGACCTCAGGGGCAGCCGCAGCAGGTCGCCAGCCTTGACCCCTCGATTGGAATGCCGCCCGGCCCGCAGGCAGCCCCCATGCAAGGCCCTCCGATGCCGTCACTGTCCGATGAGGTTGCCGAGTTCAAACGGACGCCGGAATATGCAGCCCGGTTTCCCGGCCAGAATGTCGGCGGCAGTGCTCCGCCGGCCCCGCCGCTCGCTCCCCCAGTCGAAGTCGCCGCGCCGGCAGTCCCGCCAACAGCATCCCCGATGGGCCAACAGGCAGCGCCGCAGCAGATCGCCCAAGCGCAGCCGCAGCAGCAGAGCGGACCCGATCAGGCGACGCTCTATCAGATCCTCACGCACCCATTCTCGACGCCGGAACAGAAGGCCGTGGCACAGATGATGCTCGAGCAGCAGGCGCAGCAGGCAGGCGCACAACGCGAGCAACAGGTATGGATGCAGCGCCAGCAGTATGAGACCGAGCAGAAGCGCAGCGATCCGTCCTACCAGCTCGGGCTGAAAAAGACCCAAGCCGAACTGGATCAGATGGGCAAGCCGGAATATCGGACGCTCACGCCGGAAGAGCGCAAGCAATACGGCATTCCCGACAATGATCAGCGTCTCTACCAGGTTTCCCGAGGCGGCAAGGTTGATGCTGTCGGTGGCGCCGGCCAGACGATCAATGTTGGTAACGAGATTGATGCTCGTAAGGCCGCCGCAGCAGAGCTGGGGCTATCTCCAGAGGACCCGCGCTATGAGTCGTTCGTGCTAACCGGGAAATTCCCGCGTGAAGACTCCCAGTCTCTTACGGCGACTGACAAGAAGGCAATTCTCGAAGCCGACGAGATGGTTGCGGCAAACCAGAGCGCCCTCGATGCTCTATCGCAGGCAGAAGGGCTTTCCGACAAAGCGAATAGCGGCTGGTTTGCGGGCGCGCGGGCGTCAATCGGCAACAATCTGCCCGACTGGATGGTGCCGGATCAGATTTCCAGTCCGGAAAGCTCCCAGGCCACGACCGACATGGACAACGCCATCATTGGCCAGGCCATCACGCAGCTCAAAACCATCTTCGGCGGTAACCCGACAGAGGGCGAACGAAACATCCTCCTCGAACTGCAAGGCTCGTCGACCATGCCTCGAGAGGTCCGCAAGCAGGTGTTTTCCCGAGCTCGGGCGCTAGCCGAAAAGCGGCTGCAGTTCAACAATGATCGAGCGACCGATTTGCGCGGCGGCACCTACTACAAGCCTGATCGGGCGCCTGCGACCGGCCAGAACATAGATGACCTCCTGAAGAAGTACGGAGCGCCCTGATGGCCACTCTCGATCAACTATCGAATGCTTTGATCAATGCCGATCGGGCCGGCGACGTCGACGCGGCACGTGCGCTCGCCGCTGAGATTTCGCGCATGCGTGCGGCATCACCGGAGACACCGCCCACTTTGCCGCAAACACAGCAGCCGTCGGAGCCGCAACAGGCGGATGCTCGCGATAACTGGCTTGGGCGTGCTGATACGTTCATGCGAGGCGCTGCGGACACGATGTCGTTCGGCCTGGCTGATGAAATTGCCGCCGGCGGGGATGCGCTTTTCAATCCGCTATTCGGAACTGGCCAAAACGGCGGCTCGCTTGCTGAGCGGTACGACCGAAATCTGAACGCGCAGCGCGCGACGGACGAGCTCGACGCCAAGAAGCGAATGGCTGAGCGTCTCACAGGTCAAATTCTCGGCGCCGTCGGCGGCGGAGCGGGACTGGCGAGGAAAGGGCTCTCGGCTACGACAAACGCGATCCAGGCCGGCAAGGGTCTCGCGGGCGTCTCAAAAGCGGCGGCGGTAGAGGGAACGATCCTGGGTGGCGGGCAAGGGTTCGGAAGTGGGGAAGGGATCGATGATCGCGTACTCGGCACCGGTAAAGGGATGGTGGCCGGCGGCGTCCTCGGAGCTGCTCTCCCAGCCGCTACCACTGCTGTCGCAGGCGCGTTCAAGGGAGCGACGACCCCGCTCATGGCCCCGTTCCGCCCTGAAGTTTATACGGACAAGGCCATGCGGACGTATCTTAAACGGTCAGGCAAGACGCCCGAGCAGATCGCGAACATTATGCGCGGCGCTGTCGACGATGGGCAGTCGATGTACACGCTGGCCGATGCAATGGGGAACGCCGGACAGCGGGCACTTGTCCCAGTCACCAGAACGCCGAACGATGCTCGCCAGGACGTGACGGATTTTCTTATTCGCCGTCAGCTTGGGCAGCCTCAGCGATTGGCGAATGCTCTGGCCGAAGGCTTCGACGCTCCGCAGACATCAGATCAGGTCAGTCGCGCCTTGACGAGCGCCCGCGACATTGAAGCCGACCAGCTCTACACTGCGGCCCGCCGAAACGCTGGGCCTGTCAACGTGACGCCTATCCTCGACAGGATCGACGAGACTTTGTCGCCCGGCGTCAACCGCGTTGTCAGCCCCCGGGACAATATCGGGTACGACACCATCGAGGGTTCACTTGCCCGGGTCCGCAGGATGATTTCGGACGGCAATTCGCAGGTCACCGATTTCAACGCTCTCTTCCGCGCGAAACTGGATCTCGACGACATGATCAAGCGCGCCGAAGGACAGGGCGCGGGAAACAGGGCGAACTATCTCAGTCAGGTAAAGCGGGAGGTCGATCGGGCGCTTGAAAACGCCTCGCCCGCCTACCGGAATGCCAACGATACGTTTGCCACGCGGAGCACGGTTATCGACAGCGTGGCGGAGGGTCAGGCGGCAAAGTCGGGCCGCGTCCGGTCTGAGGACAGTATTGAGCAGTTCAATGCGATGACGCCCGATCAGCGGCAGGCTTTCCGGTCCGGCTATGTTGATCCGATCATCGCCGACATTGAAAGCCTCCCAATGGGGCCGGCTACCAATCGGGCCCGCGGATTGACCACACCGAAGTATGAACAGGAGTTTCAGGCGTTCGCCGCTCCAGGCCGCGCTGAGCAGCTCGGCAATCGCATTGGTCGCGAGAACCGGATGTTCGAGACGTCGAATGCCGCCCTTGGCAACAGCCGAACTGCTGACAATCTCGGCGATATCGACGACATGGCGAACTTCGACCCGGCCGTCCTGACAAACCTTTTAACGGGAAATTGGAAACAGGCTGCGCTGACAGGCGTTCGCCAAGCTTTCAATGCCGGCAAAGGGTTGCCGCCTCGTGTTGTCGAGAGGGTTGGACGCTCGCTGGTGGAAACAAATCCCAACCAGGCTTTGGCCACGCTGAACCGAGTTCGGGGTCAGCAAATGAGCCGTGATCAGCTACGTGCGCTCATTGTGTCAAGCATTCTGCAGGGGACGAATGCGGGTGTCGCCCGGATTTCACCATAGGTGCTTGAAGCGAACCGATGCCCACAGCATGAAGATCATGCCGGTAAAAGCCCCCAGGCCAACCGAGAGAAAATCGACGTTGTAGGCGTACAGCAAGCAGCCCCACGCGACGGCTACCACAATGAACATCAGCCGGAAGCTCTCCGGCCGACGATCTATCTTCGGTTCGTGTGGGTCGTGTTCGATGGTAGGGCGTGCGCTCATTGCCACAACATACACGAGAATCTGTGGAAATGAAGATGTGTCGGGCCGCTGGCTCACCGAGGGCGGTCATCGCCGCAACGCAGGAGAGAATGATGGAAAGCGCAAAGGGCAACGAACGCGACAGGCTTATGTTGGATTGGATCGTAGCAGAGCAGATTAGGCGGGGGATGATTTCTCCCAAATCTCGCGATACGACCGGACGACCGCTATCGTCCCAGCAAGCATGTTCTGCTTCCGTAGATCCTCTTCGATCGCCTTCAAGCGCTCCAGAACCTGGCGCTGGTCAGGAACAAGATCCAGCGCAATAGTGAGAACCATACGCAGGCCGTGCAGTTCGGCCTGCAATTCCAGAAGCTTTTCGTCGTCCATTGGCCCCTCCCGTTTTCCGGGAGATTGGAATCAATCCTCGCGAGAGTCGAGTCTCAGATAGCCGTGGCCGGTGAGCCTGAGAACAAGCGCTCCTTAGCTTCACTCAACTCAACAAGGCGGTTCTTCGGAGCCGCCTTTTTCTATGGAGGTTACATTGCCCAGAACTGGCGGAGTCTACTCACCCCCGGCCGGCACGAAAGGCGTGTCCAACACGACCATTCAAAGCGTGCCCTATAATGCGTTCGTCGACGATCTAGAGGCGGATGCCAACGCTGCTCGCCCGGTAACGGCGGGCGGTACCGGTTCCACCACGGCGAGCGGCGCGCGAACTAATCTCGGGCTCGCGATCGGAACGAACGTGCAGGCTTACGACGCGGGCTTGCAGTCGATCTCCGGGCTGACGACGTCGGCCGACAGGATGATTTACACGACCGCATCGGACGTTTACGCGACGACGGCGCTGACGCCGTTCGCGCGCACGATCCTCGATGATGCGACCGCGGGGGCCGCTCTGACCACGCTCGGAGTAAGCGCGTTCGTCCAGACAGTGCTTGACGACGCCGACGCCGCTTCAGCGCGCGCGACGCTCGGCTTGACCATCGGGACCAACGTGCAGGCGTTTGATACGGATCTCACGGCTATTGCGGCTCTGGTCAGCGCGGCGAACAAGCTCCCCTATGCGACCGGCTCGGGAACTTGGGCGCTTTCAGACCTTACCGCGTTCGGCCGCACTCTGGTCGACGACGCAGACGCATCAACAGCGCTCACAACGCTCGGCGTTTCGACCTACGTCAAGACGCTGCTGGATGATATCGATGCTGCTGCAGCTCGCGCCACGCTCGGGCTAGGCAGCCTGGCGACAGCCAGCACGATCAACAACGCGAACTGGTCAGGCACTGCCTTGTCGGTCGCCAATGGTGGCACTGGATCGACGACAGCGGCGGCGGCGAGAACTGCTCTTGGAACGGATAGCGCCTCGAATCTAACCGCCGGCACGCTTCCCAGTGCTCGCTTGACCGGCGCTTATACCTCGGGCGTTACCGATTTCACGATGTCGGGGCTCTTTACAGTTGCCAACTCGGCACCAATCATACGGCTTCAGGACACGACCGCCTCAGCCTATGACGGTCGCCTCCGCCTTGACGCGAACAATCTCTACATCGATGGCTCATCGGACGGGGCGACCTATGCCGAGGTGCTGCGCTTCGAGCTCGACACCAAGATCGGCTACATGAACCAGCTGTTCCTCGGCTCGAGCGGGGAAGCGATCAGGCTCAACGCGCCGACCGCCGGGCAAGACCCCTATGTCTCTTTCTATGCAGGCGGCGTTCGTCAGGCCTACATCCAGTCAACGGACGGGACGGGAGTCAATCAAGGGCTGCGCCTTTACAACGATATCGCCACCGGCGGCGACACTGCGCTGACGCTGAAAAACTCTGGTGGCGTCGACAGCCTGGAATTTCAGGTGGCTGGCGTCGAGTACACCGTCTTTCACACCGGAAACCTGACCTCTGCTGATCTGAACAGCGTCTACGGATACACCGCCGCTTCCACAGCCGTGGACATCATCGCCGGCAACGGCTTGACCGGCGGCGGCGCGATCTCGGCGGACCGCACCCTCGCGATAGGAACGCCTTCGACCCTCACGGCAACGTCCACCAACTCCGTCGGCGCCGACACCCACGCGCATGATGTTGATTGGGGCGGCGGTGTCGCTTCCATCGCGGCCGGCGCCGTCGGCTCTTACGCCTGGTGTCAGCGCGTCAACAACACGACAGGTTATACCCTCGGACAAACCGTGCCCGGCACCGACCTTGAGTCGGCAAGCTCATCCAGTGGCGGCGGCGCGGCTCTTTCCGGCACGTGGCGATGCATGGGCAACATCGGCGCCGGCTCGACTGCTGGTGGTTCGCTCAGTCTCTTCTTGAGGATTTCGTGATGGAATTTAGAAACCCCTTCTACAGCCGGCCGGACAATTCAGCGATCAACATGGAGGTCAATCATCCGTCTTTCGGATGGATACCCTTCACGGCAAGAGAAACCGATATTGAGGAGCATTGCCGGCAGCTCTTCGCCGAGGCCAACGCAGGCCCGGTCGCGCCATACACGCCCCCGACGCAGGAAGAGGTCCGGGCGAACATGCCGATCCTGACCGCACGTCAGTTCCGCATCGGTCTGGTCAGGGGTGGTTTCACGCTGGCGCAGGTCACCAGCGCGATCGAGGCGATACCGGAAGGCGCCGCCAAGGAGGAGGCCAAGATCGAATGGGAATACGCCACCACCTTCGACCGCATGCATCCGCTTATCGCGAGCGTGGGCGCTGCGCTCGGCCTCTCTGACGAGCAGATCGACGCGATGTGGACGGCCGCCAGCGCCCTCTAAACTCTCCGAAGGAAAATCGACCGATGAATACGACCGTGCAGGTTCTGCAGCGGCGCTTAATCGCGCTCGGCTTCCCGCTCCCTAAATATGGCGCCGATGGAGATCCCGGCGGCGAGACGATCGAGGCCGTGAATGCGGCGCTCGACGAGATCGAGAAGCTTCGGGCGCTGTCTGAACCTCTATTCCCCTCCGGAACGAGTGCTTCGACCGTCACGGCCGCTCGCGCGAGCCTCGGGGTGGGTGGCGTTGTCCCTTCCGACTGGATGCCCAATGCCAACATGGAGCGGGTGATCTGCCATTGGACGGCAGGCGCCCACAAGGCCAGCGATTTCGACCGGAGCCACTATCACATTCTCATCGAGGATGACGGCAAGCTGATCCGCGGCATTCCGTCGATCGAGCTCAACCAGGCGCCGGCGAAGAAGGGCTATGCCGCTCATACCCTCAGTGCAAACTCTGGCTCGATCGGGATTTCGCTCTGCTGCATGGGCGGGGCGAATGAGGCGCCGTTCGATCCCGGCAAATATCCAATGACTCGCGAGCAGTGGGAGGCTCTGACATCCGTCGTCGCGGTCCTCTGCCGGCGCTACTCCATCCCGGTCACTGACAAGGCCGTCCTCTCTCATGCCGAGGTGCAGAACAACCTGGGCATTCAGCAACGCGGAAAATGGGATTTCACGCGACTCGCGTTCGATCCATCCGTGAAAGGCGCGAAGGCCTGCGGCGACAAGCTGCGCGCCGGAGCGAAATCCAAGCTCTAACCCTCCCAACCTCGAAGGAACTCATCATGCGTTCACTGATCATCGCATCGGTGGCGGCGCTTTCGCTCGCCTCCTGCACCACGACCGGCTCGATCGACTCGGCCATTCAGAAAAACCTGCCGCAGATCTGCTCGGCAGCTGCCACGGCCCACTCGGCATTTCTGGTCGTCGCCAGCGCCGGCAACATCAAGCCCCGCACGATTGCCCGCGAGGCTGCTGCCTGGTCGGCGCTCGACGTCGTCTGCAAGAGCCCCAGCAGCATCACCGCCGCAACCGCGCTCGTGAAGGCTGCCGAAGCCTATGCGGCGATCACGCTCGCTCTGCGCGAAGCCAAGGCCCCAGAATAAGGAGGGGCGCTATGAACAACGCACAGAAAAAGCTCGAGAACAAGATCGCCGCGGCCGTAATCACCACGGTCGCCAATCCGGCTGTCCCGGCGGACGCCGCTGCCGCCGGCCCGATCATTAACGCAGTCACGTCGAAGATCGCGCCGGAGATCATCAACGCCACGAATAATGAGCCGTGGTGGCAGTCGCGAGTCGTCTGGGGTTCGATCGTCGCAATCGCTGCACCTCTTGCCGCACCCTTATTGTCTTGGGTGATCGGCGAAACCGTGACGATCAGCGCGGAAGAGCAAGCCAATATTGCCGCAGCGCTCGCAGCCGCAGGCGCCGCTCTAGGTGGCCTCTTTGCCATCTATGGCAGGTTCGCGGCTCGAAAGCCGATCCGGGAATGAACGGGGCGGCCGGACGATCCTGTTGCAACGGGAAAGTCCGGCCTAGCCGCGCGACACAGGGGATCGCACAGGCTGGGCATACGCTAACAGCCGGTTGGTTCTCAGAACGTTAATGCACCGTATTCGGGAATAAGACAGAGGCGGCCGGGGCATAATGGCGGATGAAGATATGAACGGAAACGGCAACAGCTCGTTCGATCCAATGGCCAACTGGGCTCGATTATCCGAGAGGGTAGAGAACCAGGGCAAGGATATCATAGACCTGCGCTCGAACATGAACACCGGGTTCCAGGGCGTCAATGCGAACCTGGCGGCGCTGTCCAATGAGCTCCGCAGCAACTCGAAGACGCAGTGGCCGGCCATCTGGGCAGCTCTAAGCGTCGGCGTTGCCATCCTGACGGGGCTTGGCTTCATGGCCTTGCAGCCGATCAAGGACAATACGGTTCGACTAGAGGGGTCCATCGTGCGGTTAGCCGAGACAAGCCAGGCCGCCGTTACCAAGATAAGCGAGAACATGGTGACGCAGAAGGAAATGGAGTGGCGATCGGCACGCGGTGCTGAGGACAGGCTGCAGCAGGAAGCATCATTGAAGGATTTGCGAGACGCGCAAGTCCCGCGCGCCGAGCTTGACCGTGTATGGCAGGGCTACGATCAGCGCTTCGCCGATCACCAGCGAGGTGAAGCTGGCGCAGGGAAGTGTCTATTCCCAGAGAGACATCATATTGGACCTGAAGGAGAACCAGCAGCGGCTGGAGCGTGAGATCGCCAGGCTGGCGGCAATGAACGGGAGTTCCGGAGCGCGCTGAATCCCCGTAAATAAAAAAGTGGAACATTTCTGTACGCGGTGCTTGCATTGCGCTCCTCCCAACGCCAGATATACTCCTGCCTGTGAACTCGAACGCTCGGGCAAAAGCCTCTCTTGCCAGACCGGCGGGAGGGGCTTTTTCGGTTATAGCCATCTGTGACCGCAGAAGCTCTCTAGACGTTCGTCACCGGCCCGAGAGCGCGCCGACAAGCGCCGATCAACGTGACGGCGCACATGCGGCGCTGACTTCCCTGCCGCTGATGCCGTAGGTTTTTAGCGAAGTGACAACCATCTTCTGCCAAGATATACCGCAGCCTCCAGGCGACCGGGATCGGCTCCGCAGTTAATGCCCACAGACTTCCGACGCGTCGCAACAGTTATCTCTTGGGCTGATACGGTATTCTCGTCGGTCAAGGCGCTTTGTTCCGGTAGCTCGTTATTTTCTCGGTCCTGCATTATCCGTCCCTAGCTCACAGGCGGTGGCCCTCAGAGCTGCGTTGAAGGGACTATGCAGCTCTGAGGACATCACTCACCCGAGCGGCTGACGAGTGCCGCTCGGGCTGACAACTCCGGATTATTCAAGGGTTTCGCTCGGCGGCAAGCCTAAGACCTTTGCCATTGATGAGCCCGCCTAAGGATCCATATTTGGCCTGCTGGAAAGGCAGCGCTCCTAGAACAACTCAAAAGGAGCGCTGCAGTTGGTCGACTCGCGTATCCACTCAGTCGACAATTCCAGAGGAAATAACCTACTGAACAGGAACGATCTTTAAACGGCGTCTTCGCTGGAATGTTCCAGAACAATGCCCGTCTTCAAGATTGACGAACTACAGGCCGGCTCCGGTAGCGGCTGCTGGGCAAGGGGAGTCTCGCTCCGCCGCCATGTCCTCAGCCAGCCACCGCCAAAAGCCTCTTTTTTCCCACTCACCCGGCGTGAGCTTCCCACACCGGCAACGGCACTCGCCTGAGCAATCTGGGTGGTCAGTCACATATATCGTGCTCTATATTGCCGGCCTTTCTCTCTGCCGTATTCTAGTGGCGCAACCTGGTGCCGATTTCACAATCGAGGCGACGAATGTCGCTCGGCGGGTGATCCAGCCGGCCGAAGGTCGCACCTTTGTCAACTGCTTATGTGAGGGTAAAGCAATGAAACGGCTTATCGCTGTATCGCTTCTTGGGCTGGCATACTTGGTTGCAACGCCGCTGATGGCAATCACAGTCTTTGAGGACGGTGGCAAGGCTTATGCAGATAGCCGCGACGTCGGGCACAAAAAAGGGGACAAAAACGGTAACTGAATGCGCTGTTCCTAGGTCATTCCTATAATAAGAACGCCCGTGCCGGGTGACCTGCGCGGGCACTACGAACAGGTTGGGGGACCTGATGCCGAATTGCTCGGCGCCACAGAAAGTGGTGCGGCCGACTTTTGTTCCGCTCCCCGGGCGCGGACTCAGACAGGGAAACGCTATAGCGCCTCCGTTAGGAGAAGACGCCGAGCTTGGTGCAAATGGAATAGAAGTCATTCAAGAGCTCCCCTTTCAGCCGGGTTCTCCTGCTCCGCCTTCGGCGTGGCACTGGTCCGCGGAACCACACAAACATCGCCGTAACAAACTGTCTCGCCCTTGTAGTTGGCCAGGGTCTGCAGCAGATCTAGTTGAAGGCGTTCTTTGGCACCATGCCCGTCCAGCGACTTCAACGCAAGTTCGATCAACTCGACGGCGCGGTCCTTGTTGCCGATTGCATAGTAGTAGCGAGCCACCTCCGGAAAAAGCAGGGACGCGGGGAGATTGCATTGCGCGAGATCAAGGGCCAGGATGCGTTCTGATAGTTCCTTGCCCATCGCGAAACGCTCGGCAGAGGGAAGGTTCGCACAACCAGTCTCCGGATCGGAGGCTTGTTTCATCGCCGCTCGCAGCCAATATTCGTCGCCTCTGTCGATGGCTTCGCGAACGAATTGCCATAGCACAGCCAAGCAAGATTCTATGTCGCGCATTCCATGATGCAGCAGAACGACATGAAACTCCCGCCAGTCGGGGTCGTTCGGATCGAGGGCGATGCCCTCTTCGACCGCCGCAAGCGCCGTTTTCCAATCCCCTATCTGCCACGCCGCATAGAATTTGTCTCTGATCGGCTTGTTCAACGCATGTTTGCGCGCTTTTGGTTCATCTTTGGCGATCCGCTCGCTGTCGGCGGCTTCCGCTTGAGCGCTGGTGCGCCAGGTGCCGTCCAGCAATTGCGGAAGGACGTCGTGCAGTTCGTCCGGATGGCCGATAAAGGCGATGGAGCCGTCTCGGTCGATCACGAACACCCTCGGAATCACGATAGAAAAACTTGGCTCCATCCAAAGCGTGTCCATTGCGCCTGTGTCGTCGAACCCGACTGGAAAGTTCAACGTCGGGAACTTAGCCAACCACGCTTCAAGCTTGCTGCGGGCCTCATCGGCGGACGCAGCGCCTTCGTGTGCCGCGACTGCGACGACCTCAACTCCGCGGTCCTTATAAGCCTCCTGCAGCTCTATCAGGTCGCGCATCGCCTCCACACAAGGTCTACAAGCGGTTCCACAAAATTCAAGAATGTACAATTTGCCCGGCTGGAAGCTCGCAAGGGGCTCACCACGTACCCAGTCCCGCACTTTCAGCGCGGGGGCCCGTGACTCCATAGACAGGATCTTATTGCTCTCCAAAGCTATTTACTCCGTGTTTGTACGATGCGGTTTTTCGGGACACCTGAATGCCCTACAGCATGCACGGGGTTATAGCCGTTCCCTGTCGTAGGGGCTACTAGAATACTGATAATGCTGATGAAAACGGTAATGTTTCTTAGCCAGAATGGGGAATTGACAGATAGTTCAACGAACAAATCTGTGTCCAGGAGCCGACAAACGCGACGGACAACGTCATATGGCTGCGGCAGTCATCCGCTCGACGCCGATTGATGTGATCGACGCATTAAGAAATTCTGACGCGTTATAGCTCTGTCGCATTTGTGCGGGCGCTCGGGCGCGTGCCAACGGCGGTAGACATTGTCCAACACCTGCCGATTGTCGTGCGGTCGCTGAGCGGTCACGGCGGAGCCTTTGAGCACCACCGTTTCCGGCCCAGGAATTACCCAATTAACCTCCATGTCCTTGTCGCCAGGCCCTCTCCAGATTGGCGTCGAAGTTGTTAGAGTTGAATGGCACAGCCACGTCGCCGAAGTTATGGTTGTCCAGCGTTTCCCTTGCTTCCTCGGTCAGCTCGGACCAACCGACCGCAGGCTGCGTTCCGCCAGGGTACCGGGTGTCCGCGAGTGAAAAGTGGTATCCGCCCACCTGCCGGTAATATTTGACCAGCGGATGTGTTCCATCCATGTGCGGCTGTCGCATCACGTCGTAACGATCACGATCGTGGCTCCAATAGCTGACCGCTACAACCTGCGCTTCGCTATTGCAACGCGTCAGCCATACGATGACATTCTGCCAATCATACCGAGACCCACCTTTGGCGAACCAGTTTTGGTTCTGGTCCTTGGGAAAGAACCACGAGTACATGACGGCACACGCACGGTTATACGGTGCCGCTCTGACATAGATCTGTCCACGGTTGTGTGAGCAACCGCCGTTCAGCATTCCTGATGGCTTCAGACCGCCGCTGACCCTGCCGGCGGCATCCACGGCCGGGAAAGGGACGCAGCCTCGGATAACTTTGAGATAAGGCTGGAAGGTCTTGAGGAGACCCGAGGTGCTGTCTGGAAACCCTTTTACTTTGTCGTGATCAATGACTTCAGCCGCGCGCGCCGGCATCGATAGTCCGCAAGCAAAAACGAACATCACCCCGGCGATGAGTAGTCGTTGGTGCGGAGTGGTAAGTGCGGCCTCTGCGCTTTTTCTGCGTATCAT